CACAAACAACAGAACCTGTTGTAGAAGCTCCTGTAGTCGAAGAGCCAGCTGTAGTAGAAGAAACTGTTGAAGAAGCTGTAGCACCTAAGAAAACTACAAAGAAGACTGAAGCAACACCGGCTGAATAATGAGAATAGAGCGCATCGTTACGAGGCAAGGGCACCCCGTACCGGAAACAGCGCACCAGCCTAAAGGACCATTTCCACCAGAACTATTTGAGTCCTCCCCCATAGTTACGGATTATCTACCGCAACCTGATGGGGGAGTAGACGTACCCGTAGGTGGGACAGCGCAGAATAACTTTACACATATGCGCTGGTTTAGATGTAAAGTATGCGAATCGGTATTGCGAGAACCAGAAGTAAATGATCATAACTGTGAGGACTAATCGTGGCAAATCCAAGAGACTTGGGACCTTTTTATTGGCATACGCTGGTTTATCCCATAAAGCCTAAAGATCTTTGGGAAAGAGCAGAAACTCAAGAAATTGCTGAACCGTTTAGGGGCGGGGCAGGTTTATCCATTAGACTACCCTTTACTAGACTAGCTTTGGTTATAGGTAAGTGGAATGCCCAGTTTGAAGAAAGTCAGGCGTTAACTAACGCCATCAGAGGACGAGTACTGCCTGAGGAAGAAGCTGACTGGGAGTTTATACGATACGGAGTAAAAGAGGGGGAAGATGTTTAAGAAAAAGAATCCTGAGCGTGAGCGTACAAAGGTTGAAAAAAGAGTTGACTCTTTGCCAACATCAGAACTTTTACCGTGGACAGAAAACGCTCTATACACAATCGGTAGAAACTTGTCATCATGGCAAAAGACCCAAGATCCATACACTTTAGAAGAAGCCAGAGTAGGCGCAGAAGCGCTATACGTAATCCTAGAAGCATTAAAGAAACGACACGCTAATGAGCGATCTTGAGTACGACGACCAGTTTGAAGAAGTAGACCCGGAAGAGTTCTTACTAGACGAGGAAGAAGAGCTTCCTGAAGAAGAACCAGATGAACTGGATGAGTTATCTAAAGAGTTTGTAAAAGCTTTGGTAGAAAAAATCATGCAGTTTCAAGAAATGCTGGTTGGGTACAAGCTTCACTCCTATCAGGCACCGCTTGCTAGAAGAATCATAGAATCAGTAATCATTAACGATGGTGAAGAAGTTACTGCCCTAGCCTCACGTCAGTCAGGCAAGTCTGAAACTATTGCTAACACTGTAGCGACTCTTATGGTTATTCTCCCACGTCTTGCAAAGATGTACCCAGATTTGTTAGGAAAGTTTGGAGATGGTATTTGGGTAGGTATGTTTGCTCCTATTCAATCCCAGGTAGAAACGCTATATGGAAGAACAGTTTCTCGCCTTACTAGTGAGCGTGCATTAGAGGTATTGGGAGATCCTGAGATTGATGATATGGCTACTAAAAGCCCTGGAGTTATTAGAAATATAAAACTTAAGCGTAGCGGCAGTACTCTTATGATGATGACTGCTAACCCTAGAGCTAAGATCGAGTCTAAATCCTTTCACCTAATCATTATCGACGAGTGTCAAGAAGCAGACGATTTCGTAGTCTCTAAGTCTATTGCTCCTATGGGTGCTTACTACAACGCAACTATTGTTAAGACCGGCCGGCACTCCTAGCACAATGAAGAATAACTTCTATCGAGCTATCCAACTAAACAAGAGACGTCAAACAGGTCGTTCTGCAAAACAGAACCACTTTCAATGGGACTGGAAGGATGTGGCAAAAGTAAATGCGAATTATGAAAAGTTTATTAAGAAAGAGATGCTGCGAATTGGAGAAGACTCTGACGAGTTCCAGCTCTCATACAACTGCAAGTGGTTGCTCGAAAGAGGAATGTTCGTCACGTCATCAATCATGGATGACCTTGGGGATACATCTCAGGAACTTGTTAAGAGTTGGCACCGTTCCCCAGTTGTGGTCGGAATTGACCCCGCAAGAAAGATGGACTCTACAGTTGTTACTGTTGTGTGGGTCGATTGGGATAGGCCTGATGAATTTGGCTATTACGACCATCGCATTCTTAATTGGCTAGAGATCCAGGGAGACGACTGGGAAGAGCAATATTTCCAGATCGTTAACTTCTTAGGTAACTATGACGTATTGGCTATTGGCGTAGACTCTAACGGAGTTGGGGATGCTGTAGCTGGTCGTTTAAAGGTTTTAATGCCTAGAGCAGAGGTGGTTCCGATTACTTCTAGCCCTACAGAGCAATCTAAGCGCTGGAAGCACCTACAGGCCCTTATTCAACGTCAAATGGTTTCTTGGCCAGCCCACGCTAAAACGAGAAGATTGCGTCTTTGGAAAAAGTTTTATCAGCAAATGACTGATGCCGAAGTTCAATATAAGGGTCCAAACTTTATGGTTTCTGCCCCTGACGAAGCTCACGCCCACGACGACTTTGTGGACTCCCTGGCCATAGCCTGCTCCATGACCCAGGATATGGTTATGCCTACAGTAGAGGTTAGCGCATCCCCATTTTTTTCCTAATTTAGCATTTAAAAACTAATCCAAGGGTGGAGACTTATACCCGAGGACCCTCAATCCCTATGCATAAGGAGTAATCATGGCAGTAGAAAACATTGCCCCAACACCTCAGTTCCCTGAGAAGGTTGGCGCAACATATGAACGCAAGATGGCAGCAGCAATGCCAGGCCAACGTGGCCCACTTCGCTTTGAAGAAGGTGTTGCAACTGACACAGACGTCCCAAATGATTTTCAGGTGGGACTAGATCAAGGATATGACACCCCAGCGGGCCGTCCAAACCACAACAACAATGTGTTTGAGAAGTATCCTGAAGAAACAATGAAGCAGCGTGCACATGTCGGCTCAGCCGCATGGGTAGAAGCACCAACCTATCTCGGTGAGTTCTCACAAGGTAACTTTGGAGATCACTCTCAGGTAGTTATCGAAGAAGTCATTCGTTCAGGTGGACGCTACCAACGCATGAATCCTGCACAAGTAGCAGACTAAGTACAGTAGACTATACAGGCCCCGAGCCTCGTACCCCTTCTCCGGGGCTGGGTGGCCTTTACTTAGCAGTATTGAGAAGAAAAGTAAAAGGGGTCTTTAACATTAAGATGGGGAGTTGTGAATAATGGCTGGTGGTATTGATTTTTCACCTCCCAGTTACAGAGCTGCGTCATCTGACTTAACAATTTCTATTTCTCCACTAGGTTTAGTTGAACTAGCGGATGAAGAGTTTGAAGTACATGGTCCGAGATTAAATCGTTACTCTCTTAACTGGGCAATGTATTTAGGGCACCACTGGTCTTATCGCCGTGAAATTGGCGAATCACAAATGGTGTACAACTACTATAGAGCTTTTACAGATTACATTATTAACTTTACATTTGGTCGTGGCGCATCTTTCCGCAGCCCATCAGCAACAGAGGCAATTATTCCTGACGTTCTAAAGCGTGTGTGGGAAACAGATAACGACAAGCACTCTGTTATGTGGGAAATGGGACAGCAGGGCGGAGTTTCAGGCGATTGCTTTGTTAAAGTAGCGTACGAAGAAGGTTACGAAGATTCTATTGGCAGATCACATCCAGGACGTGTACGTATTCTTCCTCTTAACTCTTCTTTTTGTTTCCCAGAGTTTCATCCACACGACCGTTCCCGTCTAATACGTTTTAAGCTCAAGTATCGTTTCTGGGGCACATCCGCAGAAGGTACTCGCTCTGTTTATACTTACACAGAGATCCTTACCGATGATCGTATTGAAGAATACATCAACGATGAAATTATTGACTCACGCCCTAATCCAATCGGCGTAGTACCTATCGTACATATCCCAAACGTACGTGTTTCAGGCTCCCCATGGGGATTGTCAGATTGCCACGACATCATTGTTCTTAATCGTAACTATAACGAAGTAGCAACAGATATCGCAGACATTGTCAACTACCATGCGGCACCCGTTACAGTTATCACCGGTGCTAAGGCCTCTTCCCTTGAAAAAGGTCCGAAGAAGGTCTGGGGCGGACTTCCTAAGGACGCCCAAGTCTTTAACCTAGAAGGTGGCGGACAAGGCCTTCAAGGTGCGATGGAGTACCTAAAGGTAATCAAGACAGCGATGCATGAAATGATCGGTGTACCAGAGACCGCACTTGGACAGGTACAGCCAATTTCAAACACCTCGGGTGTTGCACTTTCTATTCAGTACCAGCCATTGATGAATCGTTACCAACAGAAGATGATTCAATACGGCGAAGGTATGCAAAAGATAAATGAGCTAGTTTTGTTAACCCTAGCTTTTAAAGAACCAGAAGTATTTGTTTACAACCCCGCTATCAATGGGCCAATAAAGCCAGAACAACTTCCTGTTCTGGACCCACAAGATCCAGACACATTTAAGACCCAAGTTC